TCTATCTCTCTTTTCTTTTTTCTTAATTTTGTCCAATATCTATTGTAGCACTACATTGCAATTTTTTTATTTTGACTGAAAACTCTTGACTATTGTATCCAAATCGGGTATAATATATACGATATCGGGGTGTGGCGCAGATTGGTAGCGCGCTACCTTGGGGTGGTAGAGGTCGTCGGTTCAAATCCGGTCACTCCGACCAAAAGCCCTCGGTGCGGTTGTTAAATTAATTATCTAATTGTATCTTATCGACCGCCTGACGGCGTAAATCATCATAACTATGCAAATAAATGTTTGTGGTGTCAAGCTTAGTGTGACCGAGCAAGTCGGCAACTGTCTTGACATCTGCTCCGTTAGCGGTCAGCAGACTTGCGAACGTGTGACGGAACTTGTGCGGTGTGAGGTGTGGCAAGCCCTCTGCGTGAGTTTTTTTCCATTCCTCATTCTTGCGAATGAACATTGTGTTATATTCTTCGTGATAGCGGCGAGGGCTGAGAAAGTTCTTTGAACGTGGATTGCCAAACACAAAATCACAGGTAACAGGCAGTGAAAGAAGAAGTTTATAAGCTGTTTCGTTAAGTTCAACATAGCGGAACTTGTGGTTTTTCGTATCATTCACGAGCCTTGCACAGCCTTTAAGCACAACTACAGTTTGACATACAAAGATACGGCGTGCTTTAAGGTCAACGTTTTCCCAACGCAAGGCGAGTATTTCTTCACGGCGAAGACCTGTCAAGCACTCAAAACGGAACATCTTCATTATAATGCTATCGCCCGAAGTCAGAAACGCCGCTTGCTCTGCCGTAAATGATAGCTGTTGCACTGTTTCAGGGCGTTTTCTGCAACGTCTAAGCTCAAAAGCGGATAGGTCAATAGACGTGTAACGGCACGCATACGCATAGCGCATGATACGCTTAAGAACGCTGCGGAGCTTTTTCACTCTGTCAATGCAATATGTATCATCACATTGCTTGATAAGATTGTTGAGGTCAGAAAGACCGATTTCTGAAAGTTCCTTGCCGTTAATCGGCTTGCAATTCTGCTCAATTACATAGTCAATTTGCTCAGGGTAACGGACAACGCCCTCAAGATATGAGGGGCGAAAGTCCTTGTAATAAAATTCTTTAAAATTCATGGTAATAACTCCTTTTGCGTGGGTGTTATTTGGGTGTAGTCATTCCATGTATTGGCGTACATGGGCTTATAATGGCTACACTCTTTTTGTTGTAATAATGCGTGTGGTAGGCTTGAAAGCCTTTTTAAATGCACTGTAGCGGTGCTGTGCGTTATATTCTTCAAGAAACAGCCTGAGAAGCGTGTCACGCTCAGCAGGGCAACACAGATACACAATCCTTTTATCCTCTCCTTTCTCCTTGCCTATCGTGCCACAGAGCCACAAATAGAACAGGTTGATTTCTTCCTTGCAAATTTCTTTTTGCTTCATGGTGTACCTCCCAAAAATGATTATAATATATGTTGTCGGCTTTGTAAAATCAGCCGATTTTTTTGTTTTTATTTTCAACAAATTTTGACGTTAAGCCGTCCATAAGTGTGAACAAGCCCATTTGTGAAACCTCGTGACGAACGTGTGAACACTGCTCACGGATAGCGTGACTATCACAATGTAAATCAGAATCAACGTTGTATTTGCAATAAAATGTTCCGCTATTATTCTCGGCGGTATATTTGAAACAATAAACTATATCATCAATACGCCTTGTAAGCTGTTCAAGCTTGTCTATGCCGTCATTACGTTCAGCCGCCTTTTGATAAAGTTCTGTAGGCAAGAACGGAGAAGTTATATATACTTCCGTCCATAACGTCATTTTATTGCTATAACGTGCCGACACTTGCGAGCGGTACTTGTCAAGCAGGGTGAGCAAGTAACTGTATGAGATACGCCCACGGAACTCATCAAGAATGAGTATCGGTTCGCCTTGGTAGCCGTCAAAAGGGTGGTCATAGTCGGTCACACGATAGATATTTACATCACCATGCTTTTCACATAGTTCAATATATGTGTACGATTTTCCGCAACCTGTACCGCCAAACAGCCAATGAACTTTTATATCACGCTCGGGGGGCGTGTTGTCCTTGCGGTACAAGTAAAATAATTCTTCTGTTGCCGTTTTTGACTTGATAGCCTGCGGAAACTGTCGGTAAATATCGTTTGGAGTTTGTCCGCTGTAAATCAAGTCACGGATATCAGACATAGAAATCAAATCATTACGCTTGCCTTGACAGCCTTTTATCTCACCGACCTGCGATTTTGCTATTATCTTTTCGCCCTTTTCCTCGAACTTGCCGACCTTGTTTATATAGTCCTCGACTTGCTTTTTGTTCCCTTTGGTTATCTCAATATGTACTTTAGGGAAAAGCTTTTTCAAAGCAGACAGAGGACGGAACGTCTTTTCACTTTCAAACACACAATGCAAGTGTTCAAGACCAAGAGCAGACACGCAGAATAAAACCGCTCCTGTTCGCTTATCATCATCACCGACCCACTTATTAAGAACATCATCACATATCTGTTGCTCTGTCAACGAATGATACTCCGTAGGTTCTTTCTTTAATATAACCGCCTTGCCGTTCTCGTCTTTGATTATCTCACCCTCTTCATTGTGCTTATATGTAATATCGTAGCGAGGGTTATTTATAACGCAGAACGTTGATTTACAAGTGAACTCAGACAATTAATCACCACCTTTGTGACGAAGTTTGTAACAAAATCGGTCACAAGATTAACGGCGTATTTACGCTATTTTTAATACTTTGTGACGTGTGACGAAGTCGGGGGTAATACTATACCCCGACTTCATGAGAGTATAGCAGAACGCCGAGAGGGAGAGTAAAAGGGGGAATCTTGAACGGCGTTCCCCTCTTGTGAATCATTGAAATCATTGAAATGTTGAAAACCTGAAAGCTGTTGTTTCCAACATTCCAACAATTCCAACAATCCACAATTCACCCCCAGCCGTCCGCTTGATAGATTTCACGGATAGAAAAAACAGAAATAATAAGGATCATTATTCATCACCATCATAAAAATGAAGATAAAGTATAACACCAATAATGAGGAAAGACAAAATAGTAAAAATAGTTATCACCTCCGAGGGTTAAAAAACGTATCATAGCACGGATTGCCGACTACATTTTTTTATGCTTCTTCAAGCATTTGTTCAAGTTTGTTAATCAGCTTTGATAAAGCTTCATATTCGCAATCAGCATGAATATTCAGAGCCTTGTCTATTATAATTCTAAGCTGTTCACGCTTTGCATACTTTATCGAAAGTTCTGTAGCTGTAGGCATGTTCTGCATTATCCTCACTCCTTTCAAATTTGATTAAAGATAGACAATAAGAAAAACAGGTCCTTACCCGGTGGCTTCTTTAGTGCCGAAACTCTAAAAATAGAGTGCTACCTATTATGCTCACTTTCACGGCTACTACCTACCTTTCGAGACTTTTCCATTACAGGCTGTCGTCATTCACCGATTTAATCATAGTTATCTTTTTGTCTATATTAAATATACACCCGATTGAGTACAAAGTCAAGTAAACAAAGTGTATTGCTTATATTAATATTTTATGTACTCGATACAGTACATATTGACAGCTTTATGAAAGTGTTGTATAATTAAGTTAATGAAAGTAGGTGAGGAAATGCCAGTATCAGACGCACGAAAACGAGCAAATGAAAAGTGGGACGCTGAAAATTTGGAGAAAGTGCAGTTTGACGCACCAAAGGGCTTTAACCAAATGATAAAAGACCGAGCAAAAGAGTTAGGCTTGTCAAAAGCGGGATATCTCAAAAAGGTTATCACTGATGAGATAAAATCAGCAGAGGACAGCCACATTGTAATAAAAACACATACGGACGAGGGGTGAGAGTATGGAAGAGATATTCACGGCGTTGGACGCTATGACGTCAATGGGCGTTGTTATACTTATCGTGAAAATAGTCATTGTGATACTGTTGATATGTGCCATATTTGAAACAGCAGGCAACAGCAAAGCGATAAGACGAGAAGAAGAAAAGCAGACGGAATTATTAAGACAGATACAGCAGAACACAGTTAATAGCAATCTGCTGATGATTAACAACAAAGATAACAACAACTCGCAGTGAGCCTCACGGCAACCACTGCGAGTTGTTTCATTACCAAGCATTTTTCCGCTTGCGAATAGATTTCTTTTGCTTTCGATCAAGTGGCTGTGTGTTAGAATCTATGCCCTCACGATTGGCGAGTATTTCTTCATCACTGAGATACTCTTTAGCAAGCATATTTGTGACAAGCTGTGATGTATCGTAGAGCTGACGGCGTTTATTTGTTTGTAAGTATGTGCGGTTATACATCTGAGCAGGAGTATAAGCCTTATTTTCCGAATAGAGTTCGTATTCCTCTATATCATAGGTGTAACCTGTCTGTATACGGCAGAATGGGTGCTTGAAGTGCGTATGGCAAGCGGTCACATCTGCGGTGATATCTCTTATTTGTTTGTCAAGCAAGTTGAAACGTTGCACTGTTGCATATATCATCATACGCCGTTTACGGCATTGGCACAAATGCTGAAATAGAGGTTTAGGAACGGCACATTTACCGCCCGAGAAGTCACGGCTATTAAATATAGTGCCTATCTCGTCAATAAGTACAAGCGTGTTTTTAGGGGCGTTGAGGATATCTTGTGCAGTGTTCAAGGGAAGTATCTCCGTATAGTCGGGAAAGTTTTTGATATTAATATTTGTTAGTATGTGAAGCTGAGGATATTTACAACAGAGTTTATAAGCTTCAGCAATCATAAGCGAGGTTTTACCTGCTCCGAATTTACCGACAAAAAGGTGTATACCCCAACCATTAAATATTTGCGACCAATTAAAATATAAAGCCGTAGCCTTATCATAGGCAGTATAAGCCGCCAAGGACGGCAGACGAACGAAATAATCTAATAAAATCATAAGCTACCTCCGGGGATTGAAAAATCTAATCATTACATTGTAGAGCATTTTCCAAAGCAGGAAAAGCATTAAACAAGCGAACACAAATTCAATGCACAGCACACCGAATTGTTTCCACGTTTTAATAACGTCAATAGCGGCTAAGTCACAGCCAAGAAGCTTTAGCAACTGATAACAGGCGTTTTGAACATCGTATAACACATTTACCACCCCACTTTCTCAGGCTCTTGCTTGTCGCTCTGTGGCGTGTCCTGTGGTTGTTCAGCCGATTGTTTTTTTAACTCCTGTTCCTCGTATAGTGCTTCAATAAGCCGTTTACGAGGGAGCGACAAGTCTTTTTCAGACTTAAAGGCGTGCAAGTCCATAAAGAACGCCACCACGCCAAGAACTGCACTGATAGCAAGAATTACTATCAGTGACAGGACGAATAATTTTAATATTGCAACCATTTTAACAACTCCTTATGTATTGTGAAAAAGATATCGTAACAGGGCAATGGAGCAGGATATAACAAACAATCCTATAATCATTGCACCAACTGTGAAGCTAAATTCGCCAAAACGAATACGCAAACACATTAAGTGTTGAATTGAAACAAAAAGCGACTTCATAAGTGAAAACCAATCCATTTTGCACCCCCTATTTCAAGACCCATTTAACAACGCAAATTGCTAACATGATAACGAAAAATGAAATCAGAATAGTTAAAAACGTTGTGGGCAAGATACCGATACTTGCAGTTAAAAACTTGAAGAAGTCGGACGAGCCGTCAAACACTGATTTAATGCTGTCAAGTCCGAAATCAACAGAACCGAAATTTTTATCAAGATTTTTTTGTTCCTCATATTTCTTGAAATCGTCAGGAGCAAGACCACTTTCGCCCTTTTTATCCATATCATAATCATACATATAATCAGGGGTCAACTTCTTATCAAGATAATCAGTAAACGGCTTGTTTGTATCAATTTCAGCACCATTCTTGAATATTTTCGGCTTGTATTCGGGATAGTCCTTATAATTGAACGCCGTTGAAGTTACGCAATAGTAATCAGGCATTACAACGTCTATTCCCTCGCCTGTTTCGGGGTCGGCATTTACTGTAACAATCTGCTTTGAGTTTAAGCTACCTTGATTGCACAGATAGCCTTGATTGTCAAGGTCGAAGTAATCAGGGGTAGGAACTGAAAGAGAGGTCAAGCGACCATATACCACGATATAAAGCTTTGTATCGGCTGTGAACTGTGAACTATCAAGATTTTCAAGATTGATAGTAACATTCTTGACAGAGCCACCCTTGCCAATAATGTAACCTGCATTTATGCCCTCTGCCTTTATCCATTCCGTAGGCTCTTTGTTATCGTCCGTAACATCATCAACAACGCCGCTTGTAGTATACATATATTTGCCATAGTCCAACGAGGTATAAACAGCGTTTTTAACGCTCTCTTCATAAGACGACTTTTCAGGGGGAGAAGTAGTGATATAACAAACAAATTCATATGTATAATCTTTAAGTTCGTCATAGCTGTCACGGAGTTTTATAAATTCGTCCGTCAGTGTGACACGGACGTTAAGTCCATTGCTTTCAATTTCCTGACCGTTGTTGCTTGCACCAGGAGCGACAAGAGTTCCCTTGCGTCTCATGCCCTCAGAGAGAGAGGGGGAATAATCGACAGTAAAGGGAACTGGTGGGGCGTTAGGGTCTTCCCATACAGGTGTCTTCTTATCTTCCCACTTTAAAACAGGAACGTTACTATATATAACTTTGTAATGACCGCCTGAATAATCGTACGGATCGTGGTCGTAGTAATCGCCATTTTCAGACCACCAAAGAGTAGCGGAATCATCATAGAGAGGTTTATTTTCTGATGTAACGAGGACACACGCAAACGCATTATAATCAGATTTTGAAACATAGCAATGAAGATTACTACCGAAGTACGTAACAGAAGAACCAGATTTACAAAAAATAATGGTATAAGTAAAACCACTGCCATTAGGGGCGGCAAAGACAGTATAATAATCAGTTTTATCACTATCAGGAATGCAAGAAAAAACATTTTGTTTGATAGTGTCATTCCATGTAGTATAAGAAGTGCCGATATCAGAAGCAAAAGCAGGAACGGCACAGCAGACCATAAGAACCATAGCGGAAAAGATTGACACAAACCGCCGAAGTTTTGTTTTCATATTTTTTTCTCCTTTCTAAATAAAAAATGCGGAGCGGATTGACCGCCCCGCACAAGCGAGATATACGGCTTACTTATGTGTAAGCTTTCTGATAACGCCGATTGCAACGCCAAGGAGCGATGCACCTACAAAGACCATAACAAGCGGATTGCTTGTCATAAGTGTCCAAACCTGTGACACAAGGTCGGTGATTGTAGTTACACCTGAAGTGATAGTAGATGTTTCACCTGTGAGAACTGAAATAGGCATAATTTAATCTCCTTTCTTACTTAATTATGTCAATACTTTCAACAATGATTTTATCAACACCGCCGAAAGTACGAACGCCATAGTTTATATTTATTTTGCTATCTATCATAGCCGCAGAGTTTGGAAAAACCTCTTGCAGGATAGACGGCGATACTTTAGCGGTATGGACTTCATAGCCTGTTACGCTATCGTCCTTGCTTTCCTTTAGGCAGAACAACGAAAAATTTTCCCATTTCTTGCCCGTAGCCTTGATAACACCGCTATTTTTCTTGAAACCTTTTACAATATACATCTTGCATACCTCCGAAATTAATTAATAATTTGTTGTAGTTTTCTTGACTACAGTTATATTATATAACATTATGAAAATAGCGTAAATACTTGTAATATTTCTTGTCAATGTATAATTTGTTAAAATACCGCACTAACAAACTAAACTTTTTGTAATATTTCTATGCACAATAAAACCGCCGATATTTAAACAAAATACGGCGGCTTATATCCTAATATTTTCTATCTGTGTTTGGGGTGGTAGAGGTCGTCGGTTCAAATCCGGTCACTCCGACCAAAGCAAAAGGCTGTTGCATTTGCAACAGCCTTTTATTACTCATTATTTATAAAACACATAGATAATTAAAGGATTTATATAAGCTAACAAAAAAGCCAAAGGTAACAAGATATCAAGGTTATCACCATAGTAAAGAAAATCATCAACGAACAAGAGAATAAGAACTAAAATCAAAAGCAAGAATAAAATAATAGGGATAAAAGCCATAAAATCACCTCATTTCATGCGAAACATGACGAATACGAAGAAGAAAATCTAAATATTTTCAAACGCAAGAATTTTTTCATATAATTCAGAATCGAATTTTTCAAGAGCAGACTTAGACCAAATTAAATTCGATTGATTTTTTTTGAGTAAATCAAGGGTATAACTATAAGCCGAAAACAAGGGAATGAGCCTAAACGGCTACATTAACGAACTTATAAAACGAGATATGCAGGAGCATTAAGCCCCTGCATTTTTTTATTAATCATTTTCCTGCTGTTTTGAATAATCTCTCATAAATTGAGGGGCGGAACAATTTTCACAAACAGTTGAATCCGTAAAATGATAAACACATTCCTCACAGTAACCATAACAGCCGCACTCAAAAAAACCGCATTTCTTATTATCGCACTTACCAAAATCAGTATTTTCCTTGCACCAAAAATTAAACTCTTTCATTTTAAAAAACTCCTTTATTCAAATTTGAGATTATTCACAGCTTTGCACATTTGGTTGAAATTGCTATGTACATAACGCTGGGTAGTTGTTATATCAACGTGTCCAAGCAATGCTCTAAGGGTTTCGATATCTGCACCGCACTGAATAAGATACGTTGCATAGCTATGTCTAAGCTTGTGCGGGGTGAGATACTGTAAATCAGGATACTTTGTTTTTTGTTGCTCATAGAACGTTCTAAAGAGCCTGTTATAACGTCTAAGGGATATTACTGTATGCGTTATAGGCGAAACGAACAGAAAGCCGTCTGAGACGTCCTGAGAGCGTATCTGATGAAGAATAGCTATTGCATTGCTATGCAAGGGGATAAGCCTATCACGGCGAGATTTTGTGGTCTGTACAATCCTATCACCGCATGAAGTATGTACGAGTGTCTGACAAACTTTAAGATATCTGTTATCAAGGTCAATGTTATCCCAACTAAGAGCGAGAAGTTCACCACGGCGGAGACCTGTCCACAAGTCAAGCTGAAACATTCTGCAAACGCTGCTATCATCATCAAAAAGATGTACGAGATTATCGGGGCTGAAATATTCAGCTTCTTTTTTTATACGTTTTGGAGGTTTAACATAATCGCAAGGGTTTTTGTCACAATAACCATTAACTATAGCTTCACGGAAAACACGTTTTAACAGAAAGTATGCACGGCGTTGACGTTCGTTACTGTATGTAAGAGTAGATTTTAAACAGTTCTGAATATCAATAGGCTTTACACTCAGAAGCTCCATATCGGCAATATAACCGAAGTGTTTTTGATTAATATAGTAATAGTCCTTATAGCAATCATAGGCTATCACATCAACGCAGTATGCGTTATAGAACATCTCAAACCATTCTTTAAAAATCATAGGACATCATCATTTCCATTCTCTTTAAGATATTGAAGTATATCATTGCAGTTCTTTTCGACTTGACTTGAAAAGGTGAAACTACTTTCATACTGATAACAGACATTAGCACGAGGGGGGGAGACTATCGGCAAATCATCTTTGAAATCTGAATTGCAATAGATCTCTTTAGTTTTGCGGACTATGTTCTTGCTACTCCAGAAGAATTTACCGAAGATTTTTTTCACGTCCTTTGTTATGTACTTAGTGACATAAAAAGCTAGGTTTGACATCTGCCCGTAAGTCTGAATAGCGGTTGAAAATCCATATTTCCAATCAGAAACATTATACACTACAGGCAAATCAGATATATCACAGCCGAGTTTATCACATATATGCAGGCGCTTTATAGTATCTATTTTAAGAGGCTTGTCATGACCCTTAACAAGACGTGTACCACTATCAACGAACTTAAAGTCACAATCGTTTATAAGGGCGTGGCAGTGTATACCGCCTTTTTTGTGATACTCAGGAACAAGGACATAACACAAGCCTTTACGTTGAACAGCATTATCAAACCAACGTTTCAAGGGCTTAAAGACTTCCCGAGGGTCGGAGCGGTCAAAATCTTTACCGCTAAATGTTATAGTAAGAAAGTACTTCCAATCATTCTGATAAACAATATCAAAGATACTTTGCTTTGCTCTTTGAACACTATCGGAACGAACTTCACCGCTTTGTGACTGCTTATCTTTAAACTTGCGAGTATCAAGCATATCAAGCGTTATGTTTCCTTTTTCGTCCTCATACTCAAAATAACATATGTAATTTTCACGAGCCGTTTTAAGTTGCTCTTGTCTTGAACGTTCGTCAATACTATGTTCATGCTTGCAGTGATACTCAAATGCAGGGTCTTTAAAAATGTGTCGGTCAGAACGTGTTATAGTGTAACTGCCGTCACGATATTCCTTTATCTTTGTATTGCACTTGACCTCTTTAGAGGACGTTTTTAGGGGCATTTTTAACACCTCATTTTTAAAAGTGAGTACTTTTTGTGGCTAATATCAAGTAATAGCCACACGCACCGCAGGGTGGCGCAAGCGCTCGCCCCTGCGGTCGCTCGTGGCTATACGCCACGTCTTTTTCGCAGGCTTCTGCTTGTCTTTCTATCGTGCATTATGTCACTTGTGACATCTACTCCACGATTAGCAAGTATTTCCGTGTCGCTGATATACTCCTTATCAAGCATATTATCTACAAGCTGAGAAGTATCATATAGCTGTCGGCTCTGATTAGTCTGCAAATACAAACGGCTGTAAAGCTTTTTCGGCATATATGACTTATTCTCCGTATACGCTTCATACTCGTCTATATCATAGGTTTTGACCTTTATAAGACGTGTATAAGGGTGACGGAATGTAGCACGGCACGTTGACACTGTAGCCGTTATATCTCGTATCTGCTTATCAAGCAGATTGAAACGTTGCACTGTAGCAAGTATCATCATTTTGCGCTTACGACATTGGCAAAGGTGCTGAAAAAGCGGTTTAGGAACGGCTCTTTTACCACCTGAGAAATCACGAGAATTAAAGATAGTGCCTATTTCATCAATCACCACAATGCAATTTTTAGGAGCGTGCAGAATATCTTGTGCGGAATTAAGCTTATATATATTCGTCCACTCAGGGAAGTTTTGAAGATTAATATTAGTAAGTATAGACAACTGAGGATAACGCACGCAATAGTTATATGCTATCTGAGCAAGAGTTGACGTTTTACCAGTGCCGAATTTACCAGTATAAAGGTGAATACCCCAACCTTGAAATATAGTGGAATTATTGAAGTATGCACCGAAAAGGTGGTCATATACCTCATAGGTGATAAAGGGCGGTATTTGTTTTATGTAATCAAAGAGTATCATAACATTAATCCTTTCTAAAATAATCAACAAGATGAAAAACAGAAAAAATAAGATGATGTATAATAATCTCCAAAAGAAAAGAAAAAACAAATCCAAATAAAGCAGTTTGTTTAGGAGTAGTAAAGGGATATGAAATAATACTATTAAAAGTAATTACATGAAAAACTATAAAGGGAGCAGTGAAAAACCAAGTATCAAGCATACAACACATAATGTTAATTATAGGAGATAGTTTTCTATTCATGTAACACCTCACACAGCACTTGCACAACGTGTCATGCGTATCATCACATTATAAAAGAACTTGCAGAAGATACAAAGCATAACCACAGCGAATATAAATGCCATGCCGAGGAGCAAAGCGTCATATCTATTCATGATTTCTTGCGAGAGATCACAGCCCATTGACTTCAAAAGCTGAAAAAATGGGTTATTTTCATCAAACACTATGTGTACTTTCATTATCATTCACCTCACTATCATTAGTTTCAACCGCAGGAACGGCTTTTATTTCAACATCTTCACCGAACATAAGATATTCTATAAGCTGTTTTCTGTTTCCGCTGAACTCATGTTCAGCTTTAAAGTTTCTAAGGTCAGTGAAGAAACCTATAACACCGCTTATAGTACAAACCAAAAAGCAGACAACGAGTATAAACAAAACCAAGTTAAGCATTTTTCTACCTCCTAACGAGCCATACAAGAGAAAAAATCATCAATACGGCAAGAACAAAACATATTATATTAACCATTATAATTACTCCTATCGTTTTAAAAGATATATAATGAAAGCAGATGAACAGGATAAAATCATACTGCCGACAATAACAGAACCAAGAGAAAAAGTATAAGAGCCAAAATCAAAAGTATAAGACATACAGAGAGTTAAATTATAAAAGATAGCTTTGAAAGCATAAATAATATCCATACACACCACCTTATTTAATTAGGTTAGAAACAGCATTAAAAATATACTGAGAAATGTTACGGCAGGCAGTGAAGCCAGTTGAAAAAATCGTTTCAAGAACAGCGTCAGGGATAAGATAAAACAATATAGCAGATACAAGAATAGCAACTACACGCATAATATACCCCCTTATTGAATGACATACTTAATAAGTGCAAGTGTGAGAAATGTAACAAACCATGCTGTAAAAGTAGCAATAAACCAATCAGGAAGAATACGGATTGAAGCAGTTAAAAACTCAAAATATGAGCTAGAGGTTGAAAAAATAGATGAAAAATCAGTATAATCAACACTAGCAAAATTTTTAGAAAAAGTATTATCTTTATCATGCTTCTTCTGTTCTTCAAGTGTGCGTTCTTCTGATAAAGTACCGTCTTTATTTACTGATTGATAAGTACCAGGAGCAACAGGACTTTTTGAAAAATCAAACGGATTTGTTTTAATCATATCAATATCATTGCCCTTGCCGTCTTTAAGCGGAACATATTTCGGATAACTATCAAAACTAAATTGAGCAGTATAAACAGAATAACAATCAGATTTTGAAAAATAATCAAGATAACCAGTATCATCAGTGTCCCATTTATCAACATTAATATAATCAATATTATTAAAGTTAACACCATTAGGACCTCTATCAACACTATAAGCTGATTTAAAGCTACCATTAAAAACAGATTGACCGCTTTCCGTAGGGAATAAAGTTTCACAAGTAAGGATAGAATTAAGAACGGATATAACTTCAAACTTTTCTGCATCTATATTTTCAAGAGGTATAGAAAGCTGATAAGTAGGCAAATTCTTTATAACAGCCTGATATTTTTTATAAGAACAATTTTCAGAAGCTATATCAGATTGCATTGTATGCTTAAAATATTCATTGAAGTCTACAGTAAAGTACGGATACAAACCATTAGCATAAACAGCTGTACTAGTTGAGCCGTCTATATCTCCATTATCTCTATCAATGATACTATAACGTTGTTGAGATAGATATGTATAAACACTGTTTTGTGTAACAGTTCTAAGAGGTTTAGAGGGATCAGAAAGAGATATAAAATAAATACACTTAGATTTACCACAGCCTGTTAAATCAAAAGCTTCAGCAAGATTTTTTGTACCGAGAATTGCTTCAATACTTTCACTATCAAGTTTTCCAACTTCAACATTTAATTTCATTTCAGCATAGCGCCTAATATACCAATCAAGATAATCTTGATTAAGAGTTAATGTAACATCAATAGACTTTGTTTCATAATCAGAAGTTTTACGTTTAAGATTAAGTTTCAAGTCAGGACTATATGTAATAGTAAACGGAGTAGGAACAGTATTAGGGTCAGTAGGTGTTACATCTTCGCCATTGTTAGTAATTTTCATATTTGTATCAATTATATGCCATGAACTTTTCGAGGAACTATCATCAATAAAAAATTCTTGAGTACCATCATAAATTGTAGATGTTGAGGACGATATAGAAATAGTATACCTATCATAATCATCCCATTTTGAATAATCATATTTGGACATATCACAATAAATATCAGGTGCATAATGTACAAACGAATATTTGCCATTAGTAAGGTTAAGAGTATTATTAGGAAAAGAAATTAATTGAACATTAATAGCATAATCATTAGGATAAGACCAAACAGCAATATAATTTTTATTATCCAATGTTCCGCCTTTGGCAATAATCTGTTGTTTCATATATGAAACAGCATGAATAATACCAGTGTCTTGTGTAATGCCACCCTGATTTATATCATCAGCGAATGCAGGAACGGCACAGCATATCATCACAACAAGTGCAGAAAACATACACAACACTTGCTTAATCTTTTTTCTCAATTTATCAACTTCCTTTCAAAAAAATTAAGCGGAGCAATTTGAATTACTCCGCTTATGTAAATGGTTTTGCTTATACAGCGTGTCTGAACTTTGCGAAAAGTCCTGCACCTGAGCCGAGAAGAGACAGACCTACAAGAATTGCAATAGGTACGTTGCTTGTCATAGCGTCCCAACAAGAACCAAAAACAGTAACGGCATTACTAAGCATTGTTGTTACAGCTTCCATTATTAGCAAAACTCCTTTCTTATTAAATTTTTATAACAGCGGTTTCACCGCTAATTATTTTGTGTTGCGGTGAAGTGTTCCGTCTGCATTGATTACGGTGATATCAACAAGCTGAGAACGTCCGTTAAAAATCTGATAGTTCAGCATTACATCACAGCCGAGAAGCTTATTGAAATCCTCAGAATTTCCGTTAAGTCTGATTGCATTTTCGGTCGGTATTTTCAGTGTATCGACCATTTTTCCGTGACAATCGGGGTTATCAACTTCCTGCAGAAGCTGAAAAACGACCTTTTCAGGGCTGTTAATCTGCTTACCCTCTATAACTCCGTTAAATGCTTTCTTTTTTGTCCAGCCTACGATAGTTGTTTTCATGTTTTTTTCCTTTCTGAGGTTTTTCGGCTTTTCCTCATGCCTTTTCCTTTGTGTTTCTTTTTCGTGTCCCTTTTGCCCCTGCTGGCGCTGGGGCGGAACGGCAAGCGACTTCATTCGCTTTGCTCATGAATTCCATTGCCTATTTTTTTAACTTAAATTTCTTTTCGCTTCACTCAAATAAATTTAATTTAAAAAAATTCCATGGGACACTTACGATTATCATTGTAATACCTTAAATGCGATAATAAACATAAGATAAACAGATACTCACCCGGTGGCTTCTTTAGTGCCAAAACTCTAAGAAAGTTTCATAGAGTGCTACCTATTATGCACACGTTCACGGCTACTACCTACCATTCGAGACTTTTCCGTTTCAGGCTGTCGTCATTCACCGATTTAATCGTAGTTATCTTTATGTTCGAGGACTTAGTACAATAATGTACTACCGACATATATAATATACCCCATTTTTGTACTATTGTCAATAGAACAATTATGTACTATGATATAATTTGTATAAATAAACAAATAAGTGAGGTGATTTTTATTAATTATTATCAAAGACTTAGAGATTTAAGAGAGGATATGGAACTAAATCAAAGCATGATAGCGAAAATTCTTGACACTTCTCAAAAGCAATATAGTAGGTGGGAAACAGGTGAATATCCTATCCCATTTGAAAAAGTTATACAGTTAGCAAAATTTTATAAAGTGAGTATTGATTATATAGCAGGACTGACGAATGACAAAAGGGGAATAGGCTACAAAGCAGACAGTAACAGCAAATACAACATAACACAGCAGAATAATAATAGCGCTGTTGTAAAAATTAAGGAGAAATAAATGTTTGGTTTAGACAAGACTTTAGCATATATACTTATAGGACGAATTATCATAGATGCGTTAATCTTTTTGCTTATTATTTATCTAATCTGCAAATTTCTTGACCTTTGCAAAACTGTTAATGATCTTTCAAAGAGGAACAAGGAGCAAACGGAACTATTGAAACAGCAGAATGAAACGCTTGTGAAACTAGGGCAAATCATCATAAAGATAAACCAAGACAAAGACGGATAACAAATCACAATCCACACTTCAAGCCGTCGCCTAAACGGCGAGGATACAAAGTGCTGACCACTACGGATTAAAGTTGAGAAGCGGTGCTTGTTTGTAGCTCCGATATGACACAATCAGAACAAAGGGAACGCACAGCCTTGCGACAGTGTGCAGACCTGCACCCCAGAGGTGGGCGCGTGGCGATGTCACACAAAGTTTTTCACTGCGTTCAAAACTTTGGCGACCGCCACTCAGGCAGGGGGCAGGCAAGGCGCACAGCACAGCTTTGTGCGCCCTGCACCCTCAACATTTAATGCTTCGGACATAAAAAACGCCCTGCGCACTTCGTGCGTGGGCTTGGGGTGGTAGAGGTCGTCGGTTCAAATCCGGTCACTCCGACCAATATGTAAAAAACGGCTTTCCGCTATTGTGGAGAGCCGTTTTTTAGTTGTCAAAATATTCTAACACAAAAAGGGGCTGTAAAAAAAAGTTCCCAAGAAAAAAGGCTGCGATCTTGCCAAAAAGCAA